AACGGCTCCGAGGCGAAATTCCAGATTTACATGAACTGCTCCACGAACTGCAACGTGGCCTCCGGTCCAACTACGGGTCAAGTATGGGATGCCAACGCCGCTGATCAGCGGCTCATCAACCTGGATTATTGGGGAACGGGCAACACTGGTACGAACGGCTCGGGTGTAGGTGTCCGTTGGGGCGATGGCGTTATTATCGGCGGTTCCTTTGGCTTCTCACGGGAGGACGGCTCCATTGGTATGTTCGGCGCGGATGCGGATATTACGCACTCCATTGGCCCTCCCGCTGTGGCTGGTGTCACAAATGCTCGCCTTCGAGTGTTGAACGTTTTGCAAAGCGGCAGCAAGACCGCGTTTTATCGAACCAACGGTACGCCAACTTGTAACGTCACTCTTATCAACATACTGACCGACGACCGCAGGGCAGGAACCGGCGTGTCACCCGCCAGCAATGCAAACAACAACGTATCGATGGATTTCACTTTCGAGGAAATTTACACCGGCTTGGTGCAGAATACTCGCTTGGTTGTCGAGCGTGATGTGGATAGTGTCGTTGCAGATAGTGATGTTGCTGGTGCTGATGGACAGGCATTGATCCGGCTTCTACATGAAGAAGTGACAGGGCTTACCTCGGATAACAAATTTACAGCTTTTGCTATGGGATGCTGGATGTACAACTTCGATCCAGTTGTTGCCGACATTGATGAATCAACTACACCTGTTTTATCTGGTACTGCCGAGGATTTGCAATTTGGTGGCGTACTCGTACAGCCTCCTGATCTTAATATTACCCAATCAACTCAGGCGACCGTTGCTTCCTACACAGACATAGATACTTCTGATAAGTTATACGACAGGGCAGCAGATTGGAAGATGCTGACTGATGCGAATACTCAATACCCAACGATTAAAACCAAGCTGATCACTGCCGAAGGTAATCTTTGTGCTGTCGCAGTAGGAACTGACTTGGATATTGATAGCGGGGCTGCTGCTGTTTTTGCCGTAAACACAGGAACAGACCTATTGACCATTGACTGCGCCACAGTCTTTGATGTAGGTAGTACATTTGCCGGTATCAAGGCAGACAATATTGATTTTAATGGTAGCTCGACCATCGGTGACAATCTGATCCTCACTGGCAATGTATCTATATTTGCTGCTATGAACCTGACAGGCGTAATCATTAATGGCGATCTGCGAATTGCAACAGGCGCGAACTCCACACTGACCTTCGATAATGTCATCGTGACTGGTAACATATTCAACGACAGCGGTAGTAACACCTTGACGATTAACGCAACTGGTGGTTCATTAACTGCTGGTGATCCAGGTACTGGTAATGGCCAGACAAATATTGTAAACTCAGTTAATATTACAATTACAGTGCTTGATCGTTCTGATGATACTCCAATTGAGTTTGCTCATGTGTTACTATACTTAACCTCTGATTTCACAACACAGGTTATAAATGCTGCTACTAATGCGAGTGGTGTGGCTTCAACTACTTTTAACTTTTCCAGTGATGCTGGTGTTGAAGGGTGGGTTCGTAACGTAGATTTTGTAGATGATGATTACAGGCCTGAGAATATCAGTGGCACGATAACCTCAAATGGTTTTGCTATTACAGTTCGGTTAACGCCAACTTCTTAAGAGGATAGAATAATGACAGTTTATGATAGAGATGCCGATCCTGCAACTGCAGTAACCGCGTGGTTGGCTCAATTCGCAATTGCAGCAGATGGTGCAATTACCTTCGATACAGGAACTGATACGTTTCATGTCTGGTGGTTACACAGGGCCCTGCAGAAAAAGGTATGGGATTTTTCTGTTGCCGGTAATGACTTGCTCAACCTGGCAAAGCCTAACCCAAGTACGTCGGAGGCGTTGGGTACGATCATTACCCTTGAAGACCATACGACGAACTACTCTGTAAGGTATAACATTACTGATACTGTGGCGGAGTCGCACTTCGGTGGGTCGGTTGAGCAGCAAAATGGTTCATCGCAGACCGAGCGTTTTTCTGGTCTGATCGTGCTTGGTTCAGCTCCAGGTGGTACAGAACTGCAGATCGTGCAGAATCGTGTGCTAGTAACCTCTTTCTGGGGTACGGGTTTGAATCAGACTGACAGTAACACGTTGCTACGTATCTTGGTGAAAACCATTGTGGCGGGAGTTGACGTTGATCTACAGATTATTAATGTTAAGGCGTCTGAGTTTGGTGATTCTTATGCTGTGTGGGAGACTACACTAGGCCTTGGTGAAAAGGTTGCAGCTATCACGACAGTTGCCGATCCGAACAATCTGACCGCGCTTGGTACGGTGCAAGCCTTTACTGGTTTTGCTGGAGTAGGTGCGACAGTGGAAGGTTATGATCTCCTTGATGTAGATGGTAACGGAGCCGATCCATTCCTTGGTACCTTATCGTTTGCTGGATTGACTGGCAATCAGAATAAAGGTGCGCTGTATGAGGTTATCAAAGCGTACTTGGTTCGAGGTACTTCCGACACGTTATTTGGTTTGGATGGCGACTTGTATACCGCGAGGCTTTTCCAGCTGACGGTTGCTACAGGATCGGGTTCCCAGGTTTATGTGCAGAACGAAGATATAACATGGGCTGGTGGCGGTGAAGGTATCTTCCTAGGTGCTGATGATGTAGACGAGGATAACACTACTCGTATCGTTATACTCCTGACTAAGGGTATTGCGCCGGTTAATACTGACGTTGTTACGGGTGCGACCAATGGAGCGAATAATACGGTATCCTCAACAGAGAAGCTGGCGGCTGCTGCAAACTATATCGGAGTGTTTACTGCTACGAACTGGATTGCCGCACAGGGTATTGGCTTCTTGCCTTCGGAGTTGATCTTTGGCGATTCGGTTACAGCACTTGACGGTCAGACACCTAGCGTACCGCAGAACGTGGCCCTTACAGTTAACGTAACTGTGGATAACCTTGATGATCCGTTTATCTTCCTTGCAGAGAAAGACCCAGGTTTGGACGCTCCGGAGTATGACAAGTATTCCGGTACTGCGCAGGGTACGAGTGTTAGTGTTGTAATCATTGATACTGCGATTGATGCGGATGAACCTCAAACAGGTTTCGTTGGGGTGCTGCATACAGGTAGAACGTACTTTACCTTCTATGAGTTTGATTCGTGGGCAGGTTCGACGTTCCAGCTTGTCGGTACGACTGATGCAATTGCCATTACGGCAGGCGATGATGTATTTATCGCGTACTTCTATCAGGCATTAGCCGGTACGGGTACTTTACAGACTGCTACACGGAGTTTTGTGTTTGATTCTGGTACACGCGATTTCGTTGGATGGGTAAGGCATGGTGATCCGGCGATTCCGGACAAGCCTGTAGATATAGCGTTTAATGCAGTGGGATCGAACCCACAGACCTTAACGGTTGTTATGGCTAACGAGAGTTAAATGAATGTCTTATACCGTCGACTGGATAGGGAAGGCAATCACCATCCCTACTTCAGATTTAACCTTGGTGGGTGGCACCGAGTATGACCTGGATATGTCGGAGTTCTGGTTGGAGCTTCGACGTTTAGAGGCAGACCCTAATGAAGGGTTGTGGGCGCCTCAAATCCTGGCCCATGCGAATACGCGAACGCTGGCAGGTACTACGTTTATCATGGAGAATGAAGTGATAAACGGGTACACCGTTCAGTTTAGTGGTGTAGCTACTCGGGTGAATCTGAGGGCAGATAACGATAATCTCGCTGACGTGTTTGTAGCAACAGGGATTACGTTGGTGACCTTTAACTCAGCGGGTAATACGCTGACGGTTACTGGTTCGGGTGTGACTGCACAGGACAAGCTTGATATAGCAGATCAAGTGTGGAAAGAGATTTTGGCAGATCATTCTGGTGATGCTGGTTCGGCTGCAGAGGCGTTAGATAATGTTGCTGCAGGTGCTTCACCGACAACTATTGCGGCTGCGGTGTGGAATCACATTAAGGCCTTGACTTTTAACAAATGGTATGGTAATAGATAATGAAGTTAAGTGAGAAACAACGAGCGTTCACAAAAGCACTGGCGAAGCTCCTTACTTGGGCGCATGGAGAAGGCTATGAGTTTACATTTGGGGACGCTATGGCGAAGACTGGCCATGTCACTAAAAGCTATCACTACCAGAGACTGGCTATTGATCTCAATCTGTTTATTGGTGGTGTATATCAGACCTCTACAGCAGCTCATTTGCCGATAGGTGAGGAGTGGGTAAAGCTTGGAGGAACGTGGGGCGGGAATTTCCGCAAGAAAGACGGCAACCACTATTCGTGGGGCGAGGGTAGAAGGTAATGGGACTATTAAGTTTTCTTGGTGGTGGTGCGGCAGTAGCTGCTCCGATTACAGCGATTGGTAATGTGCTTGATGCACTGTTTACCAGTGATGATGAGCGACTGGATAAGCAAGCGTTACTTACTAAGCTTGCCCAACAGCCTAACCTTGCGCAGGTTGAATTAAACAAGGTTGAAGCGCAACATCGTTCAACCTTTGTGGCAGGCTGGCGACCATTTATCGGTTGGGTCTGTGGGGTTGGTCTTACTTTCATGTTTCTGATTAATCCTATCCTTCAGTGGATTACTTCTAAACCTGGGCCTGCCTTGCCAGAGGATATTGTTCTTGAATTAGTGCTTGCTCTGTTGGGGCTGGGGGCTCTTCGTACCGTTGAGAAAATGAATGGGAGGGCAAAGTAATGGCGCTTAATGCAATACAAATACACGCGAAGCTTCAGCGACAATTGTTGAAGCGGAAGCTCGATAAACGTAATCCGAATCGGAGAATAGCAGGCTTTGGCTCTATGTCTCCGAGACGCAGCTTGAGGAAGAACAGATAATGGCTAATGAACTGTATGATACGGGCAGAAATGCCTTCCTGTTAGGTAATATTGACTGGGTTGCCGATGATATTCGAGCAATCTTAATAGATACTGGTTTGTATACAGTTGATATTGCCAACCATGATTTCCTGAATGACATTCCATCTGGTGCCAGAGAGAGTGCGCTTCAGCCTTTAGTAAATGAAGCGGCTGTAGATGGAATTGCAGATGCAGATGATTTGACCTTTCCGCTTATAACGGGTGCAACGGTTGAGGCTCTTGTAATCTACAAGCATACAGGTACAGAGTCGACTTCGCAGCTTATTGCTTATATCGATACGGCAGTTGGTATACCGGTAACACCTAATGGAGGGGATATTATCATACTCTGGGACAACGGAGTTAATAAGATATTTAAACTGTAATGGCTTTTACTTATAATGAATCGGTAGGTACTACTTACGACTCTGATGCAGGGTTCTTTGATGGCCCTGAGATCATTACACTTGATCTGGTTGATGAGGGTATTGTCTCGGCTGAAGCGTTTGGATCATTTCAGTTAAATCGGGAAGTAACAGTAACAGGGATAGCTAGTGCTGAAGCTATTGGAGGGCTTCAAGTTAATTTATTGATAAATGATTTGGCAGGGATACCAAGTCAGGAAGCTTTTGGAAGTCCGCAGGTAAATTACCTAGTATCGCTTGTAGGTATTCCATCTGAGGAATTTTTTGGAGATATTTTAATTCAGGGGAATATTGCGCCTGTAGCTATTCCTTCTGAAGAGGCTTTTGGAACGCCTCAACTTAACCTACATTTCCATATGGTAGGTCTTTCAACTGAGGAAGCTTTTGGTTCCGTAGTTGTAATTAAGCAGTGGGAGAAGGTGTTGCCAAATGATACGGATTGGGCACCAGGTGCGCCGGTAACTGAAGTTTGGACACCGGCAGCTCCCATAAATACTAACTGGAATTGAGGATTTTATAATGGGGTTAGAAACAGGTACCTTTATTGATGATCTCGTTGTAACGAATCCGCTTGGAACGGATGATCGTTCTTCAGCAGACGATCATATGCGGCTCCTTAAGAGTGTATTGAAGAATAGTTTTCCGCAGGTTGATGGAGCTATTAATGCAACTGTTACAGAGCTTAATCTCTTAGTAGGTTTACTTGCTTCGGCATCTGAAATTAATACAATGGATGGAATTACAGCTTCTACGGCAGAGCTTAATGTCATGGATGGTATTTCGGGTAAGGCAAGTTCAGATAATATTATGGATAATTTTCCTGCTGGCACGTTAATGACTTTCCAGCAGACTGCATCGCCAACAGGTTATACAAAGCAGACCACGCATAATGACAAGGCTTTTCGGGTTGTATCAGGAACGGCTGGAAGCGCGGGTACTAGCCCCTTTACCACAGTATTCGGTTTACAAGCCACTGCTGCTCATACCTTGACTGAGGCACAGATGCCTTCGCATGACCACAGTTTAACTTTGGAGCCTAAACACGGTAATAACGGTAGTGCTTCAGGCGTCAGAGGCTGGGGCGCTGACGGACAGAGTGGTTCTGTTAATGCGTTTACCCAGGATGCTACGGGTGGTGGTGGCTCTCACACTCACAATATTGAAATGAGAGTCCAGTACGTTGACTTAATTATAGCGAGTAAAAACTAATGAGTAAGATTACAATTATTCCTGGAGACGATAGGGTTGTCATCGATGGAGTGTTAGAGACAGTTGTATTTACAGGCAACCCGAATATTCACGTTGTCCACTGGGATGAAGATTCACAATCAGGTACTGTGGAATATCATAATAAACCAGCGGAAGAAATTGACAACTTCGCTCTATATCAACATGTTATAGGTGAGTATGGAGTTTCTAAAGCTGCGAGGTTACAGCGCGATCAAGATGCAATTGATGATAGGGTTGCAGCTCGAACTCAAACAGAGAAACGATGGGGAGAATACCCAACAGATCTTGAACAGTTACATGCCTTGCATGAAGCGAGGCAAGGCGATAGTACTGCTATTGACGCTATTGATATCGAAATTATAGCTATTGATCTGAAGTATCCGCTGTGAATAATAAACCTGATCCAGACGGAACCTGTCCTTATACAGGGCATAAGGATTTGTGCCGAGATCATTATGCGAATTGTCCAAAATGGATTCAGGTTATAGGGCATAACCCTAACACTGGTGAGCAGATGAATGAGTGGGCTTGTGCTGATACTTGGCTGCCAATACTTATGATTGAGAACTCCCAGATGCAAGGAGAGACTGGTGCTGCAGTTGAGTCTTTTAGAAATGAAGTTGTTAAGGTATTTCAATTAGCTCTTGGGAGAGTTCCAGGAGATACCTCACCAACCCCTAAATTGGTTGAAGGAGATCAGTAATGCTACGTGATGCTGCAGTAGATTTAATTATGAAGCGCCTCGGCAATAGTTCCGATCTAACGCTTCGGGATGATATTATCAACGAGATGGTAAATGCCCAAGATACTATCCTTGAGGGTGATATTCTAAGTCCATGGTTTTTGGTAACAGAAGAAACTACCGCAGTTACTACTCTTGGGGACGAGCGTGTAGGATTACCTGCAGACTTTATCTTACCTTGGGAGCAGGGATTCTTGTTTCGTTTTGATGCCACCTTGCCTGATCCTTATGTCGAGATGGTTCGAGAAGATTGGGATGAAATTAAGGAAGGTTTGAACTTTCCAGGTATACCTACTCATTATGATATTGCTGGTCGATATATTTTAATGCGTCCGCTGTCAGATGATGTATATCCTCTTCGTATGCGGTACATTGGGCGAGGCGTTAGTTTAGTAGGTACATACGGAGTAAACAATATTGAGAATGTTTGGCTGAAGCACGCTGCTGATTGGTTTATAGGAGAGGTAGGCTATATTATCGCTGATCAATATTTACAGCAACCAGCTGCTAAAATTAAATCTTTCCAGTTACAGGCAGCTCGTGGTCGTACTAGAGTACACCACCTTAATACAGCTATGGAAGAGACTTTGAAAGTGCGGATACGCGGAGGTTGAAATGCCAAACTTACCTATAGAAAATGTGGGGCGCTTCGGGCTCCTTACAGATAAGAAGCCTTATGAGCTGGAAGTAGAAGCTTGGAGTCAGGCTCAGAATATGCGATTTAGTGCTTTGGGAGCACAGAAGTTTACAGGGCATAAGCTGGTCTATGCGACTACAATGCTGCATGATCCGTTTTGGCTCTTCCCTTGGCTTAGCACAGCAGCCCCAGGATTTTCATGGTTGTATCCAAGTCTCACTCGCATGGCACGAATTTTAGGTACCTCGCATGTAGATGTAACTCGCTTTACTACATCGCTGGGTGATGATGATTATACTGCTGATATTGATACCCTTTGGTCAGGTACTCTGCTAGGGGATTTGGTTATCTGGTGTTATAACAAGCAGGCTGATCCGCCCCAAACCTTTAATATAGCCAATGATCGTTTCGAGGATATTGCTAATTGGCAGACTAATACTTTCGTTGATATCCTTACAGTTGTAGATCGTCATGTAGTTGCTCTAAGGGTGAAGCGTGACGGTATCGACTTTAATCCTCGCATGGTGAAATGGAGTCAGGCGGCCGATCCAGGTACATATCCAAATTCATGGGATGAGACTGATCCAGCCACCGGTGCTGGCGAAGTGACTCTTGCAGAAACTCCTGGTGAGATTATGTCGGTAGCGTTATTAGGGAATAGTACGCTTATCTATAAGGATGATAGTGTTATCAGTATGCGCTTCGTAGGCGGTCAGAATATCTTTAGCTTCAATACGATCTTTTCAGAGTTCGGAGCCCTATCAAGGGAGTCTGTGGGGATTCTTGAGAACTCGCATGTTGTGGTAACTGAAGGTGATGTGTTGCTTCACAATGGACAGACCTTTAAAAGTGTTATTGATAAGCGCAATCGAAACCTTTTGTTTAAGTTTATGTCTGCTTCTTTAAAGGGTAAAACTCAGGTTAAAGTATATGAGCAGTTGACTGAAGTTTGGATATGTTACTGTGATGTGAATTCTTTAGGCCAGCTTAACAAAGCGTTGATTTGGAACTACCTGGATAACACATGGTCACAGCGAGACCTTCAGGAGTTTTCTTATGTAGCCATAGGCTTTATTGATACGATTTCAGTAGGCCAAAGGTTTGACGATATTTCAGGAACTTTTGATACAGATTTAGGTGCCTTTGACGAGACAGCAGCAGCACCAGTCTTTGATGAGTTGCTTGCTGCAGATGTAGCTAACAGGGATTTACTGGCATTGAACTTTACAGAACAGTTCAATGGCGTTAATATGTTTATACAGCTAGAGCGTACAGGATTAGCTATAGTTGGCAGGGATCGACAGGGTGGCTGGCGTATTGACTTAGATTCTACTAAGTTTGTAAGGCGAGTACATCTAAAGATGGTGGCTAATGGCCCTGTAGACGTATATGTAGGAGCGCAGCAATTGGTAGGAGGTCCTGTGGCGTGGACAGGCCCATTCTCTTTTGACCCTAATATACAATCTTTCTTCGACTGCAGAATTAACACGAGATTTTTTAACTTCAAGATTGAATCGGAAGCTGATATAACGTGGACGCTGCATGGATATACAATTGATCTCAGCATTATAGGTGAGGCTCCTCGACAATGAGTCTTGATTTCTCTACAGGGTATCTTCCGCAGACGCCTGAAGAAGTTCCAGCGTTTTTACTGGAGTATACACAGCGTATAGAAGAAAAGTTTGAAGACCTCCATGAACAGGGTAGGTGGATTCCTGAGCTTCGGGATGATTCGGGAAATGTTGCTACTCATACTGTTCAGGATGGAAGATTTACAAGAGTAAGTAACATGGTTTGTATAGAAGGTCGGCTGAAAACATCAGATGTTAGTGGGTTATCAGGTGTTATTAGGATTGTAAACCTTCCTTTTATTTCAGATTCAGCTAAACCTAACGGTTCTTTGTATGGAGCAATAGGGAATGGATTTGCTTTAACTAATGGTGAATCAGTTGGTGGCGCTATTATTTTAAACGCTACACATCTTACACTATTTGTATGGAAGGCGTCTACAGGTACAGTACAAATGACAGCAGCAGACTGGACTGATGATGGTGATTTCTTATTTGCAGGTTCTTATCACAGAGGTAACTAATGAAAACTTTACTTATAGCTTTACTATTCATGACAAGTTCAGCGTTTGCTCACAATGGTCATTACGACCATAACCCTGAGCCGACTACGACTACTACCACTCCGCTGAGTCTACCGTCCCAGACTACCTATGGACTGCTTGCCTTAGCTAACAATAATCAATTTGATTGGGGAGTTCCTGATAAACTACAGGTAGGTGTGACGATGGCTTTTACCGAAGGTGGTAATCAAGCAATAGCAATCGGCGCTGCTACTCGGGTTGGTGCAGTAATGCTGCATGGGAATTTCGTTACTGAGGTTGACGGCCCTGATAATGGGGACAGTTATGCTGTTATTGTCGGCGGGACTATGCGCTTCTGATGAAAATAGTACAACTCCAAGTACCGTCTTTAAAAATAGTACAGCTTAAAGAGCCGTTCTATCATACCATTATCCATGACTTCTATACACCAGAAGAAGAACAGGGCATATGGCAGGAAATAGAATTCCTAAACCAGCCTGGAAAGCTACTAGATAAAAATCAGAATGGAGACCCTAGAGCATCTGAAAATAAATTAGGCTTAGCTTTAGATGATGCTTATGGGCAGTACCGACATCTAAGTAATATCCTAACAGTGAATAGAAAGATATTTAATTTTTGTGATCAGTTGCTGGAAAATCCTTTTGCTAATTACTTAATACTATGCGATCACGATTTTAGTTTCCTTAGTTACTACCCTGATAAAAGTTATTATGCACCTCATTTTGATAGATTCACTGTGAGCACTATCACTACTTTTTGGAGGTTGCCACAAAAATTTACTGGAGGAGAGTTACAGTTTACAGAATATGATTACACGCCTGATATGCGGCACAACAGCCTTATCCTGTTTCCTAGTTATGAATTTCACAATGTAACGCCTCTATCTATTGATAAAGAGTTGGAAGATAAAGGGCTGAGTCGATACACTATTAACCAGTTTATGATAATAAAGGACTAATTTAATGACTAAGCCTTCTGCGAAAACAACCTGGGTAGGTGTGGTGATTGGTTGCTTAACTCTCGCCACAGCATATCTAGGTAATGATAAGTATCAATCTAGTCAGATCGTTGTCGAAGCGACAGATGTAACTGTAGCTATAACCTCATTGCCTGCTGGCGTTATGCGGTCTAATTCAGACATTAATGCGATGATTAAAACTTTGGTAGACGCCAAGATGAAGGCACATATCCAGGATAGTGGGAGACACTAATGAGCATAGGCCCTTGTGATTGGCATGTGATTGATGACGAGCTGGTGGTTAGTTCGATCCAGAAGAATGCTTCGACTTCGTTAGTTACAGCCTTTCCGAACCGGATTGGGGCGGAGCAGGCGCTAACATATCCTGTACGGTTAGCCTGGATTAGGCATCCATTGTCTCGAGTGAAGTCAGTTTATTCTTGTTTGATGGGAGAGGAAATCGATGGAGAAACAGCGTGGCATAATTTTGTGGATCATATGCTGGAGGTAGAGAATGTTCATTGGTTGCCTCAGATGCAGCGGTTGTATTTTGGGAAGGAATTTGTTCCTACAGTGCTTGAGCGGTTTGAGTATATTGGAAAGTTTTGGAAGCAGTATTGTGGAAAACCACTGCCTGTGGTTAATGTTAGTATTCCCCTGTATACTGATGATTACAGGGAAAAGGATTTATTGGAATATTATGAAACAGATCTTAAGGTATGGCTTGACTGCTCCGACCATTTGCTGTATAAGTCAATGATTGCATCTTAGAATCTATCATGCAATCTTTAGCATTAAGGATACGTAAGCATCTGCCAGCAGTAGAGCGGAAGATGCTTACAAAGCCGCAGATAGAATGCCCTGTAGTTCATCGGTTTGGGCCAGGGATATACATTCGTGAGGTGTTCATACCAGCAGGTACGCTGGCGATTGGACACCATCATGTAAGTGAACACACCAACATAATGTTGAAGGGTGTTGCAGACTTCCTTTTAGAGGATGGATCAATTGAAAGGCGGGAGGCTCCATACTATTGTGTGGCTCCCGCAGGTAGGAAGATTGCTTACGTCTATGAGGATATGGTGTGGCAGAATATCTACGCCACTGACGAGACGGACATAGTAGTGTTAGAAGCTACTCTGTTAGATATTAGTAAAGGATGGCTTGAGCACGAAGAGGGACTGGAGAAGTTGCAGCGGATTGGGGATCAGATGGATTTCCTGATCGCTGTAGAAGAAGGTGGATGGTCGTTGGACCTGGTACGGAAGGTATCAGAAAACCCTGACGATGCGATTGGGTTGCCGCTCGGCACCTATAAGTTTAAGATCGCATGGTCTCAGATTGAGGGTAAAGGCGTGGTGGCAGCATCAGCTTATGAGCCCTTCGAAGTTGTTGGTCCCGCTCGGATTGGGGACAAACGTACGGTAATTGGAAGGTATACAAATCATGCGAAGCATCCGAACGCTGTGATGAACGTGGACTTAAATGATGGTGTAGTATATCTTATAGTTACCAAACCAATTTTAGTAGATGAGGAAATTACCGTGGATTATCGGAAGGTTCTTCTTTTACATACTGGAGATTTATTATGAGTGGTGTTGCTGCAGCAGTAGGTATTGGAAGTGCTCTGATAACGCGTAATAGTGGTGGCTCTTCAGGAGGAGGTCGTCCGAAGTTTGCTAAAATAGTTGAGCCTGGTATTAACCGGCAGTTAGATCGAACTGAGGATACAACTCGGGAAGTTTTCAGTGGGGATCGTGTAGCAGACCTTACTAGTTTACAACAACAAGGTGTTGCACAGACTCCAGGTATTGCACAAGCGTTACAAGGTGCTGCAGGTACATCTGCTGGTGGCTTTGATACTATCGCTGGGGGTAGCAGGATTGGACAGAATCCTTTCCTTGAGCAACAACTAGCAGGTATGCGCGCGAACGTAAATCAGAATCTGTTACAGAACCAACTACCTGGCATTCAAAATAATGCGATTGCAGGTGGGGGGCTTGGGGGGTCACGTCAAGGTATTGCACAGGGTCTTGCTATCCAGGGTGCGAACCGTGATATCCTTCAGGCGGAAACTACTGCTCGAGCTGGTCAAGTTAATATAGATCAAGAACAACAACTACGAGCATTGCTTGGTCAGGGATCGATACTGTCAGGCCAGGGTGGCGCGCAAGATGCACTACTTAGAGGTGGTGGCATTCAACAAGCTCAGGCTCAAGCTGAGATCGGTGGTGAAATACAACAGTTTAATGAAGGTCAGGATTTACAGTTTGAGCGTGATCAGCAGTTGCTATCAATTCTGTTGGGTACACCTGCACAAAATCAAACAGTACCGCAGCAGTCTGATCCGGTCGCTGCAGGTTTGGGTGCTGCATTAACTGCCAGTCAGCTGTTCCAGACTCAGGCTCCACCACCGCCTCCTCCTCGAGTTGATCTCACTGCCGCTACTCAAACACGACAGTTTCAAGGATTTTAATTATGTCTACCGATTTAATGATGAGCTTAATGAATCTTAATCAGGGTGTTGCAAGTCCACAGGGGCAGCCTTTGCTGCAGAGTGAAAACCCTATGTCGGCACTAGCTGGCTTACCGCCAGCAACAGTTCCGGCAGCAACACCTCCTTTACAACAATCGGCGAATCCGGCATTGCCTCCTGGCAGACCGGCTAAGTCTCTGGAAGAACAGCTGTTTGGGTTCGGAGGTAATCTCTTTGGCTAACAATAATCTTTTTTCAGGTTTAGATAATCTGGCTATCTTTGAGGGTGTTCCTGACGATGTTCGTCGGCGCGCTTTAATAGATACGGGCTTGGCTATGTTGCAGCCGCAAGGTCCTGAGGGGTCTGCGATCACTCAGATCGGTGGTGGTATTGAAGCAGGACTGGCTTCTCTGGATGATGCAGAGCAGCAAAGCTTTAATCGCAATCAGCTGGATTTCCAGAATATGATTACACAACGTGGAGCTGTGACTGATGAACGTCGAGCCGGAACGGGAGAAGTGAATGCGCAAACGGGTCAGCAAGTTGCAACCACGGGTCAAACCCAAGTGGAAAATCAGGACACCCAAGCAACGGCCGCATTGGAGGAAGAAATCCGGCAATGGAACCGCGAAGGCCTTGACCGTGCAGCCCAAAGAGGCTTAGATAAAGCGAAGTCTCGCTATTGGGACAGGATGCCTGAGGGTGGTATAGGCGGGAGACCTTCGGCCACGGATGCTTTGTTTGCTGAGCATATAGCAAAAATGAATTCGCTTTGGGTTCTTGACCAACGAAAGTCTCCTCTTGAACAGCAGTTTTCTGATAAGGATGATGACATACTGATCGATATGGCTTGGCGTGACATCACACTCCGTAAGGGTACAGCAGGTAATGAAGCTTTAGCACTCATGGCTTCAGGTACACAAGATGCTGCGCTAGTGGGGCAACGAGCACAGGCTGTTGCCGATCCAGGCTTAGCTGGTCTTGAGAATATATCTACTCCAGAGCAAAGAACTCAAGCAGAGTTAGCTATGAACTGGACTGCCGAACAGTGGGAAGAGGCTAGACGTACTAAGGACCCGACAGTTGATAGGTTGTTAAATCTATTCCCAGGTTTATTCCGGCGAGCACAAGCAACCTTACGCGGACAGTAATATGGCTGGTCTAGCAGATCTTGGTGGCCCAAAAGGTGGGATACCACAGGAGAGTGGTACCCCACGGCAAACCGGCTTAGCTGGACTGGAAGCACTGGGAGCTGTAGCGTTAGAAGCTCCCGAAGTGCCTGATCTTCCAGATGATCCAGTTGATAGGGTTCGTCCCAACATATCCCTCGAGCCGGTTAATCCTTTTGATGATCCGGTGCCGACTCCGGAGCCTCTCACCCCTACACAGCAGAGACACTCGGCGGTGGTAGAGCAATTAAAGCTTGATGTTGATGAGTTTGATTCTACCTTCACTCTCCTAGAGCGTACAGAAAATCGGTTGGGTATTGGCTGGACGCGTAAGATTGCTAACGATACGTTAAATGAATTGACGCAGCTTAGGAGTGCGTTAGTAGATTTGACAGGTCGAGGTACTTTAGAGGCTGGCAATCAAGCGCTGGAAAGTCTTAAGTCTAGAGCGCCTTTTGGGAAACCCTTTACTGATGCAGAACTGCAAGCCGAGGTGGATCGGGATGCGTCAATGCTTCAGCGTAAAATTGAGAAGGTAGAGTTAGATTATTTGGCTGCTTCCGATGCAGTGTTTAATCCTACCATGCGTAGAGGTAATCAAATTATTGATATACCTACGCACCCTGTAATGGCAGCTTTAAATAATGCTCAGGCTATGGGGGATACTGATTTAGTTGATAAGATTGCTTGGACATTTCTTGCAGAGACGATGGCGGAGACTGCCTTGCCGTCGATACCACAGGCAGGTCCGGCGCAGCTTTTGGTACCAGGAGGTCTAGCAGCTGGAGGTAAATTAATATTTGGTTCTACCTCAGTAGCACGTGCAGGATTTGTAGTAGGCACAGGCTTTGTATCCGGTAGTGTTGAAAGTGCGGCTGCGTTTAGTGAATATCTCAGTGAGCATGATGTTGATGTTACTGACATTGATCAGGTAACCCGAGCTATTACTGATCCTGAAGTGGTAGCAGCAGCAAGAAGTTTTGCTCGTAAGCGAGGTATCTCCGTAGGTGTAATGGATATGCTGGGTGCGTATCTCAGTGCTAGAATGCTGGTGCCGCCACAGCTTACAGGTAAAATTGCTCGACAGATTACTAATGCTGGAGCTCAATTAATTCAGAATCCTTTAACGGGGGCTGGGGGTGAGGCTCTTGCACAGCTAACTTCAGGGCAAGAGTTTAATTCCCTTGAAGTTAAGTTAGAATTGCTTGGTGAGATACCTTCGGCTGTATCTGAGCCTATCATCTTCCACCTTGCTGATAAGTTAAATAAGAAGCCTTCAGACCTTATACTTATTAAGCAAGTGATGGAGGAGTTCGTTAAAAACCCTGCTATGACTGAGGGAGAAGCCCTAGCTCAGATGAAGGATATAGCTACAAAGGGTATGACTGATGCAGAGGCTATTGATTTAGTTAATAGTTTACCTGGTGCTTATATAGACCCTAGCATCTTAGAGAATACTGGCCATGAGGAGCGAGGTTCTGGTCGACAAGCATCACTGACTACAATTCAGGAAACTCAAATAGCTTTACAGGGTTTTATGGATCTTGATGGGAATATGGTAAGTGGAGAGGCTGTTGTTAAGGAGGAGCCTGAGAATGGTGGGGGTAAAGTATACTGGAGAGTTGAAAATGATGCTACCCCTGCAGGGTTGGCTGCTATGGATGAGGCCATCTTGTTTAAGCAGGATGAGTTATCTATGGCTCAAGTTGAGGGAGCTGCAACGTCAAAAATTAATAGGCTTAGCAATGAGCTTGAGGCTGTAAAGGAACGGAAGGCCAAAATAGAAATTGCTACTCGGGAGATGAATGAGTTACGTCCTGCATTGCATAGGCTGTATCAGGAGATGGTCTCCTTGTTTACACCTAATGCTAACTTACTTATTTTAGAGAATGATCTGGATAGTGAGGCAACTCGGGGTACAGGATACGGTAGTAACGCTAGCTTTCATAGTGAGGATGGTAGACGTACTGGTGTAATATACTTAAGCACTACTGCCTTGCTGGATATGAGGAAGGCGTTTATGAAGCAGGGTAGAGGTAAGACGAAACGTAAAGGTCCTCGTATGCTACGCTCAGTATTAGGTGTTGCGATACATGAGTTTGGTCATAACATTATGCAGCATTATGCTGATACCTTACCGCCAGAAGTGTTAGGTGCGTTGAAAGCTGAGCATCGGAATTGGTTAGCACAACAAATAAAAATCTTAAAGAAAGATAAGGATACAGGAATTTTTGATATCCTTATAAGTAAGCAAAACCCTAATGACTTTTTCGACCTTAGCCGTTTCTTAAGGACTAATGATTTTGAATTTTTAAGGAGTAAAGTTCCGTATAATCTAAGTTTGTTAGAGTGGATTGCTGATTCAATGTCTCGATCCTCCTCAGATAAAAAGACTTCAGTGTTACCTCCGATGATGCGTAAGCATATGCCTCGGCTTCAAACTATTATGGAAAGGTTTTATGATAGGTTTCGTTCAGGGCTGGGGGATAACTCTACATTCGATACCTTTTTAATATACATACAGGCTCGAGCACAGCGAGAAGCAAGAGAGAATTTAGCTGCACAGTTTTCAAAGGTAGAACAGCAGTTGCCTGCCGGTAGTCAGGGTGAGGTACTGATGGCAATGATGGATGCGAAGGGGATAGACGTGCCTTCGGAATTGAAGGATCAATTGGAGTCTAACCTGGATACTTATAATAAAACTATCAGGTACATGTTGACTATCCTTCAGCTTGGTAAGGAGAATAAACATATATCGGGGCTGCAAAATTATATTAAAGCTGTGCACGAGCACTGGATTACAAAGTCTAACTGGAATGACATGGCTATGCAGTCTATGAATGCGTGGAGGAAGTTAGGCCGGAAGCAAGCTGATCTCGTGGGTAGGTACTTGCTCGAGCAAACTGTGAAGTCGGATGACTTAGGCAGGAGTTTAAATAATGATGAGATTAAAGCGTTGTTAAAAGAAAAGAACTTAAACTTATCCCCTGAAGCGTGGGAAGTTGTTACGCGTATCCAGGAGGATTTAAAGAATGCGTTGGAAGAGCTGTACATGCTTGAGAAGACTCGGTTAAATGCTGAGTATATTGATGCCCAAACTTTATTGAAGGGTAAGATAGTTCAGTTAGATAAGCTGTTCGATGAACTGCGGAACCGAGATTACTTTCCATTGTCTCGGTTTGGTGAGTTTGGCATAGCGATGAAGGCTACTAAGACTATAGTAATTAAAGGGAAGACTTATGCTCCAGGTGATACCGTACACTTTGAGCTGTACGAGAATAAGCGGCAGCGTAATCGGGGTGAGGGTACGCTGCGTAGGAAGTTTGGGCCTTCAGTAAAGACACACTTCATTAACCTGACTGAGCCACTGAAGCCTTTCACAGGTATGCCTATGGCGATTATGAGTTCGCTGAAGGATAACCCGAAGCTAGGTTTGGATGCTGAACAGCGGAAGGAACTGCAAGGGATGATTGATGTTATGAATCCTACGCAGGGCATAGCGAAACGTATGCTGGAACGGAAGGGCACTGAGGGATTTCATCTGGATGCAGCTCGAGGGTATGCTAACTACATGATGCAGATGGGAGGTCACATTGCTAAGATGCGGCACGTTGGGCAGATGGATGATGCGATTGATAGTGTTCGTCGGTCAGCAAAGTACCTTGGTTCACAAGGTATACTAAATGATAAGCGCCACGAGATTGTTAACCATTTAATACGGCATCAGGATTATATAATGCGTCCTGAGAATGAGTGGGGTAACATGAGAGCGTGGGCGTTTCACTGGTTCTTAGGCTTTAATGTTAAGTCAGCTATAGTGAACCTAACTCAGGTACCTCTGGTAGCCTATCCGTATCTAGCAGCTCGAACTGTGTTGACGGGTAAACTACCTGGAAAGAGTGATGCCATTGCCAGTGCTGCTTTGATAAAGGCAGGGGTAGACGTGGCTAATGTTTTCAAGAAGAAAGGTTTTAAGTATACTCCAGAAGTCTCAGAGATGCTAGACGTTCTGTTAGCTGAGGGTATCATTGACGAGTCCCTGGCTACGGAGATAGCTGGCCAAGCACATGGTGATCTCATTACCAAACATATGCCAGGGCAGAATCGTTTCACTGATGCTGGCCGGCAAGGGTTGACCTCATTCCTTAAGTACAGTACCGTGATGTTCCAAGCGGCTGAGAAATATAATCGGCGGGTAGTTGCTGTCGCTACGTTTAGGTTAGCGCGCGCGGCAGGTATGGATATGAATGAAAGTATTACTGAGGCACGTGAAGCCTTACGTGCTACACAGTTTGAGTATGCGCGGTGGAATCGGGCTGCTTTCATGCGGGGTAAGGCAGGGGTGTTGTTTGTTTTTATGCAATACCTGCAGAATGTCCTATACTTTGTAGCTCGAGAGCCTGGAAAGGGACGGTACGTTATGTTGCTGCTCCTAGCTGCAGGGCTGCAGGGACTTCCAGGTGCGGAAGATTTAATGGACATCTTTGACTTCGCTAATAGGGAGTGGAAGAAGTGGACAGGGTATCCTGATCCACGGTCTGATGTACGTGAGGATTTACGTGCACTGATTATAGAACTAGGGGCTAGCCCTGAGTTACTGATGCACGGACTCAGTGCACAATCCTTTGGCCTTAGTATACCTGCGGTGAGTGATATGCTCGGTACAAGTTTCCCTGGCCTTAGTTTTGAACCTAGTATCAGTGCCGGTCGTATCATGCCAGGACTGGAAGCCTTGCTAAGCCCGAATCGTTTATCCGGTGCGGGTGCAGTCGCTGGGGCTAAAGACGTACTAGGTGCTGCCATTACCATACCAATTAATATGTTGCGCTGGACTCGAGACACCGACCCCGATCAGATTCGTGCCCTTGAGCGCATGGCACCTTCGGTGTTGAAAGGGGGTCTTCGAGCTTACCGTATCGTGAAGGGTGTAAACCCTGAGACAGGTATCGGTACTCTGTACAGTCGGAGTGGAGATAAGTTGGTTGACTTTGATATGAACAATACTACTCATATAGGAGAGCTGATAGGTATGACCCTGGGTGCGAACCCAACGCGGGTTCAGTTTGCACAGGAGAAGAACTTTGCTGAACGTGAGGCGTTGCAGTTCTATCAGGAGATGCGATCTAACTTACAGACAGCCTTTAACTATGCTCATGATCAGCGTAGGTTTCAAGGGGATAGTAGTGGTGTCAAGCCTACAATGGATGCCATCAGGGAGTTCAATGCTGTGGCTCCTAAGGGTCAACAGCTAATGAATCCTGCTCGGGGTTATATGCAGCACGCTAAGGATAATGCGTTGCATCGTAAGAACCTGAGCTCTCGTATGTTTGACACACCTTTCATACGCGAGCAACAGAAGACATTTCCTCGGGCTACCGAAGAACAGTCTAAGATATATCCTGGAGTTACACAATCAGAAGAGCGGATACGTTGAATGCTTGCGTCATATTTGCGATATGCGGCGCGATAATTTTGGCTGCGCTACTAGCAGAGTAACCCCTGCAAATCGTGTGGCGATGGGGGAACGGTATCCTACATTGAAGCTCGAGACTCCGCAACCCTGCCAGACATAATGCAATCATTCTGGCCTGTGAGGGCCAGAAACCCAGAATACATCGTCCCCTTTCTGCATTCGTTTAACATATCCTGCAGCTAAGGCCCCATCCATAGCATCATTATAGTCCTTCAGGGACATGATGTTGAAGGCGCGGGAGTATAGTTCTACGTTGCTGATAGAACCTTTAGCACACACGAGATAGACAAGGGATTTAATCGCGCGTTGGTTAGCGTTAACTCCAATACGGCTGAAGACCTTGGGCATGTCGAGTTCCAAGGTACTGACGAACGCGGCCGCTGCCTCAAGGTGACTTTTTTCAATGGCAAGTTTATCTGACTGAGCAGCTGCAAGAACCATGGAGAGTTTGTGAATATGAGTCTGTTTACGGGCGATGTATCCTCCGAAACGCTCTCCCACGAGTCCTGACGGAGGATTATCATAGTGTTTTTGATACCAGTCTTCTCCAAATTTTCTAGCCTCGCCGGTAAGTTTGTATTCACCTGCAAGTATATTTGCGATGTGACCGAGGTCTTGGATGAGTTTAAGTTGTAAATCGTCGAAGTCATTAGCTACCTCAAATTTAGGGTACGGCACTAGCTTGCGTTTCTTATCAGCGTACACAAAGATACATCGGGAAGTAAAGCCTCCGCCGATGAGAGCCTCTGGAAAGTTTGCAGCTATCCAGTCGGGTGTTGTGCAAGCGATTACATTTATCCAAGGGTTTTCAATTAGGTTGTCCCCCTGGGTCTTAGTTAGTTTAGACCACGTGCCTACCTGTCCATCCCATAAGGATACAAGGGCGTCAACCATTGCTCGGTCGCGTGGGTCAAGGAAGTTACCGAATTCACTGCACACACAGGTGATGGCTGACATGGTGTGATACAGTTCATCACCATCGTTCAGCTTAAACATCTCGTGTGCGTTCTGTAGTTCCTGTATCAGGGCCTGCCATGTGATAGAGTCAGGCCCAAACTTAATTCCTTCTACCTGTCTGAGTAAACTCATGCCGATGTTTACAGTGGTGGATTTAGATACGATACCAGGAGGCGCGACGAATATAATATACATATTCGTCGGCCACTGAAAGTACTTCATATCTATCCAGACTCTACGACGTAAAGCCCCTGCTATTACTGAGACGGAAGTCCAGAAGTGAAACTTCTCAGGTGCCTCAGAGTGATCGCTGTAATCTAGATATGCACTGATCCAATTGTCAAAGTTCCTCAATAAATTTCCCAGCCCAATCTGATTCTTGACAGTGACCCCATGAGAGGTCGGAGTATGAAAGACCCGCTGGTATTATCAATGGGTCATCGTAAGGTATTACTATTCTGAAGCACTGTTCCAAGGCTTCAAGCTTCCGTCGGAATGTAAGTCTCTTAACTTGGTAGACCAAGGAGTCGTGAACCTGTAGTAGTACCTGTACCTCGGGATCACATAAGTCTTCAATGTTCTTCCATGCTCTATTAATGACCAGAGCGACCGTGGATTGTGGTATCCACGCGAGTGCTTCACCCAAGGCACGATCAATCCTGCCAAAGAAAACCTTACGATTCCCAAAGCGATTAGTAATAATTCTTGTTGTCTGTAAGTCATGTTCTATTCTCCGTTGCCAGTTGTATATGTCAGGGTGTGCTGTGAACCATTTGTCTATAAAATCCTCAGCCTCTTTGACAGTAATGCCGAGAGCTGTCGCAAGCGTTCGGGGCTTAACGTCGTAGTTCGTGGCGTGGACTCCGACCTTTGAACGCTGTCGGTAGATACCTCCTGTCTTCCCGAAGATATCTTGGGCGTTTGCATTGTGTAGGTCAGCATCTGGGTCAAGGAATATGGCCTTGAGCGCTTCGTCACCCGCGTCCCACGCAACGACCTGCGCATCGGCCTGTGCCAAGTCGCTGTCGCAAATGAAATAACCTGGGTCTGGGAGGAACATCTTCTTAACATTAGGGAGTACTATCGTCTGCGCTACCATCCGAATCCTCCGTAGTGTTAGAAGGGATGTCTCCCCAATCGACACTGCTTTGCCAAGTGTTACTACGCTCACATTTTGGACAGATTAATATTACACTACCCTTTACTTCATTATGGAATGTCCCAAGTAACTCACCGCATGTGCAAGTACAGTCAATCATCTGATTCCTCTGTAGTGTTAGTAGTAGGCCAGCCAGGTAGGGAACGCAGGTGAATTTCCTTATTCATCTCCCGATACATTTCAACTGACAGCTTCATGCCTTTGGAGATGCCGAGGTCAGTGTAGACTACAACGTAGTCACAGATCGCTCCCCATTGGAGTCCGGCAGCGATACCCATTGCCCTTTCCTCCTCAACATCATCGCGTAGGACTTCGGGCTGAGTGTAAAGTAAGTGGGAAGCCAGCGGGGCTTCCCCTTTACGTAGACAATCTGCCATGCACATGCGAGCGTATCGGACGTGCTGTTGTATGGTGAAGCCGTTACTGGCAGCGTAGGGGGACTCCAGTATGACACACCCACTCATCGCTCTCCCTCTAGTGCAGCCTGAACTTTTTCTTCAACGATCTCTTCTAGCAGGCTGTCCAGAGTTTCTGGTTCCTTATCTGGTTCTTCGTTCGGTGCTACAACCAGGCCTCGTTCAGTCATGCAAGGCCTACACATATCCATGAAGTGATCCTTCAGTAGCCTGTTGTTCTGAGTTGTCCGTGAGTGCATACTAAATACCTGGGCGAACCGCATGTTTACGTTAGGGTTACACACCGCAACCACTCCGATTGTCCAAAGCTCTTCGTTATCTTTAACGTGAAGTCCACAGTGATCGCAGACACGTAGGGTTTTAATGCTCATACTAATTCCTCCAGTCGTTGTATTAATCTGTCAAGGTCACCTACGGACTCACCATAAGATGTAACCATATCTTGGATCGCTCCAAGTACACTATCCTGATTGCCGAGGTGTACTTTATCCTGGGTGTCCTTTTCAGGTACTACACCGCCAAGGCGGTTGGTAATATCTTGTAACTTCCTTATGCAACCTGATAATACTTCATGTTGGTTTTCCATAGGCTTTAACGCCATACGAATCTCTGCAGGCTTACGTCCGAGGGCGTTCTCTTGCCCCGCGCTACCTCCTAGTGTAGCACCCTGTGCTTGGGCACCACCGAGTTGATCTTGTAACATTAGTCTTTCTCCGTCCCCTTGGGGATAGTTTGTAGGTTAGCTCCTTGCCCGAAGGCATCCTTGGAGGATGAAAGCCGGAACGTCTCTGTCCCTGCTAAGTTATACGAGCACCGAATGCGATTGTCATTGCCAAGTGGTGCTTCGATAAAGTTCTTACGGAAGATGTTAACGCTCCGCAGTTCAAGTATAGTTCTGACGATGGGTATGATGACAGGCTCCTTGTCCGCCAGCTTATTGAGAGCTTCCTCATCCGTGGAGGGTTGGCGTGTCTTCCTGTTGAACTGTTTGGATAGGCCGAGGAAGTCATAGAAGAATGATAGGCATTGCTGAGGGGAGTTGAACCAGAACGTGGTGGCCTTTGAACCTTCTGGCTTGTAGTCCCCTGTCATTTGAAGTAGTCTGCTCTCCAGCTGAGTGGCGACATCGTATAGTTCTAGTCCTAGCTGCTTGCGTAGTGTTAGATCAACACGTACACCTCGGAGCATGGCACGGAAGACGGGAGTGTACATGTCCATCTGGAACCGGTACTGATCTTGTTGATCCGCCTCGGCTATCAGTGCCTCTATCTTTTCAGCTATCTCGTAGGTGTACACTGTATCCTTACAGTTGTACTCCCAATACTGTATTTGATCCGCAGGATACCTGTTGTAATCTTTCAGTTCATCCTTCCAATATGTATAGTGATCGCAAAAGAGGGAACTGATAAAGTCCAAGGCCTTACGTTCACCAGGAAATACCGTATGCCATGCGAGCATCGTGTCCATGTCAACGTGAGGCGTGTACCCCCAACTCTTAGCGATGTGCTGCATATCGTAAAGGTAATTTTGACCGACAACTCTGGCGTTGGAATGTGTAAGTATTCTTTGCTGAAGCCAAAGGATATGAGCCTCTTGTTCGACCGTCCAGTAATTATGGTTGCCACCGGCACCCTCCTCTCTAGTCATGAATGGAATGCAGATAGCCTTGGTGCGTGACCAAGCAATACCACTGCAGCTGATGTGTCGGTTGATAGTCTCCAGGTCGTGCGAGATTAGCATAGACCCTCGATGTAGTTGCACTAACAGCTCTCCAAGCACTGCTATCGTAGTGTTATAGTCAGGCTCAACTATGAAGTCCCAGCCAGGGTCACGGTACGTCGAGCTGTTACGTTCGTCGTTCACCCTCCGGAGATCATACATGGCGATGTGTCGCCAGTCCCATACCTTTAGTATTCGAGACGGTGCGTAAGTGGGGATGACTTTAATCTTTTGTCCGTTAATCTCTGTATACATACAGGAGCCGCGCCACTTTTGGACGGACTTCTCTCCTGTTAGAATAAATAAAGCAAGATCACCAAGAGCAACAATAAGATTGCAACCACTAGCCTTAATAGATTCTTTAACATAGTCTACGTGCTCCTGATAGTCTGGTTTAATAAAGGGATGCTTCTTAGTCCAGTCAGTTACATACTTCTTTGGTCTGAAGTCTGTGTGTTTATCTATACTGAATACCATGTCATGATAGCAGTCCTTGAATTCAAAGCCAGCTTCACGACACATCTTCTTTAGTTCCTGACCGGAACCCCCACTAAAATGGTACCCTCTACGCCAATCATTTATCTCAGCGAATTCACCGAGAAGGAATATACCATTAGGATTTTTTGGTCTGAATGTATCAGTTACCCTTTTCAATAAGTTGGTCTCCGGATTTTGTAAGGCCATTTCAAAATACAATCATTCATACACAACCTGTATTAACCCAATTAAGGATTTTATCCATTAGCCAGAAAATAATTACCCAGATTACAAATACCATAGCCCATACTTTTTTATTCATTCAGCTTCACGCCTCTCATTATCTTCATCTAGATTAAGGTCCATCCGCTTTATTGCGTAACCAATAGCAGCTGGGTCTATATCTAGCCCGATGGCTCGGACGTTGAGTTCGTTAGCAGCGGGAAAGATCGGCCCAAGTCCACAGCAAGGGTCAAGCACCGTATCACCTGGTGATACACTTCGGGCGAGTAAGTCATGATAAAGAACGGCAGACTTTTCGGCGCCTCGTTTTTGTCTCCACAGAGTGCGGACATCAATAACGTCTGGAGCGACAAGTCTAACTTTTCGATCTCCTTTCGAAGCAAAGAGAATGCACTCATACGTATATCGAGGGCCGAAATCGGGACGAGCCAAAAGGCCATTTCCCTTGCTCCAGATGATGGGTCTTGGCCATACTGACCAGCCAGCTGCTTCCATACCGCTTCGTATAAAGGCCCAGTTGGCAAAGTCGTGGAAGATGTAGGCGTGTGCTTCACGCTTACAAACCCTATAACCCTGTACTGCAATGGTGGAGATGATTCGTTCGAAGGTTTCTCGTGTGTCATCGTACTCATGGATGATACCATCCTGGGCGTTGAAGTTTTGAGCATCCACTCCGTACGGTGGATCAGTACAGATGACGTCGATGCTTTCGGATTCGTACGTTTCCATCCACTGAACCATATCGACTTCAGCCAGGTTATGGGGTGAGCTGGACTGAGTAGTCCTTTTAAACTCTTCAGCAAGTTTTTCATTTAGGGCAGTCCGCTGTTTGCGTTCAATTATTTTCATAACGTCCTTCTTAGTTTTTGCTTTTGCAACGTCAGGATCGTCGGCGTGTTGGTCAATCAGGAGTGCGTCCCGAATGTCCATAGCCTTGAGTCTAGCTCCAGGCTTTGATAATTCATTCGCAGTATCCGTGAGGGTCTGCGTAGTGTTAGTAATCGATCTTAGTCGGTGGAGGGATGCTCGGGCTGCGGCTTCTTCATGTACTGAAAGATCTTCGCGCATAAGGTTCTCTTCCAGCTCGGCTTCCATGATTGCAACTGTTGAAGAATTTCCCAATTCAGTAAACGGTACGTATCCCTCTGGTATTTCTTCGCCTTGATAGCGAAGTTTACCGCCGAATACAGAGAGCATAGAGATGGCTTTAAGTCTTCGACCGCCACATACCAGCGTACCTTCGTGTAGTATAGGCGCATGAAGTAAGCCAATACGTGCAATTGACTCCGTAAGATGAGCCAATTTCGTTGTGTCAAATTCTTGTCTAATTCGCGCATTAAGTTTAATCTCTGATATGGGGATGGTACTCATAATTACTCCGTATTTATCTGTAGATATGATTCCAGATTTGGTACATTATCCATAGGGAAATCATAATTCCCCAGAAAAGAGCTGCACCTAATTCTTTCTTTATTTCAAATTTCATTAGATTCTCCGTATAGAAACAGGCGGGACTGGAACGCCCCGCCTGCATAGACCTAAAGGTCTGGTGGATTAAGCTCTAACTGCCTTTACGTCCGCGTATATTTGACCTTGATCACCGAGGCGATGCTTGATCAGGATGGTGGCCGGACGACCGCGCATCATATTGGGACTCCAGGGTTTACCGTCGTTTTGGCCTAGGGCTGAACGGACTTTGTTGAGTTGGATATTCTTGTTCTTACCGAATTCCAACGCTCCAGAATCACTAATATCCAGCCATAAGGTTTGACGTACGGTGGGCTCTTCCATACCAATTAGATCGCGTACTGTTTGATCGTCGATAATCCAGATAAGTTCCAGAAAAGGGTTGCCCTTTGGAGTTGTATCGGCTTTGACTTCCTTGATCAGAGCTGTGTATTCATTTTCAGGAATCGGGGTGTATTCTGTTTCACCTACACCTTCGACTTCTGTGCCCATAAAGGCATCTGCACTAAAGTTTGACATATTCGTTCTCGTTCACGTTTACGTTTAAGTTACTAAGGTTAGTTTCACCACTTCACGGTGGATTCCAGGGGAATTAGGGAATTATTGTATGATAGATTCTAACTTACAATCATTCAGTTGTCAAGCGCCGTTTATCATCAGGTTAAGCATACCTAAGATGCTGAGTCCAACAAGGGAGAAAACGAAGCAGTCTAATAAAAAGTCTTTCATGTTGGGGCCTCCGAGGTAATTACGCCACCAGCAGATTGCCAGCCACCAATGGCTGCGACAAACGATGGTTCGAGTGAAGCGGAGCTAGGCAGCACACGGTATTTAAGTGCAGCGTTCGCCTCATTGTTAGACCAGATGAATTTGTCAGGCAGGCGTTTAGTCATGATGACTTCATCGAAGTTGAGGGGGACTTTGGGGGCGAGGCTTTTACCAAGCGTACTAGGCATCAGTTGTACACCACCCGTGATATCATCCTGCTCTCGCTCGATGTGTCCAGTCATAACGAAATGACATTGCGTATCAGTCGCAATCTTGTTCAGAAAATTTAGCAGGTTATTCTGTGCGATCAGCCAGTCGGGTAACGCTCTTGTGGGGCGGCCACCTACAATCAGGGCCATTGACATTACGTTCAACCCTGATAGAGAGTCAAAGACTAAGCAGCGGTCAGTGCCCCACTCGCAGACGTTGCCGAACTCTTTACCAGTTCTATCATCCGTGAAGTTTTCGCACTGACGTAACACTTCAATCCATTGCAGGTACTGTCCTTTTGCAGGGTCTGTCATTTCGGTAATGAGTTTAAAGGACATACGGTTTAGATTCTTAGACATCTCAATCATAGAAGCGAAGTCCTGCGTGGCCGGCTTAACATAATGCCATCTAACAGAATCCTCAGGAAGTCCCTTATCCTTTAATGCCTTACCTATGGTGGACATTCCAGGTTCGGTGAATAAAATATACGGAGTTACCCCCGCTTCGACAAGTGTAACTAACGAGTGTGTCTTACCAGTACCGGTGGCTCCGATCAGTAGTACGTTAAGCCCAGGTATGGGGGAAGGTTCATTCATGTGTATTCCTCAGTTCTAAGTCAATTAAAATGTGTCTGGCATAGCGAACAATATCTTTAATTTGATCTTGCATGTCAGGGTCAATATAGTGTCCGTCGATAGAGGTCTGCATATAGGCAGCCATCTTTTCAACGAGGTTTCCATAGTTCAGCAGGCGTAAGTTATCCTTACGAAGCGCCTTGGCTTCAATGTGCATTTCCATTAAGGCTGTTTTAATCTCAGGTGCGAGAGTTAAATCCGTCACCGAGAGATTCTTAGCTTGCCTCCATCTTTCAAGCATTTTTTCAGTAATCACTAAAGTACCTCTTGTTAAATTTCAAATTTCGACATTTATAATACCAAATTATTTTGCAGGTTGCAACTCGTCTAGTCGCGTCTCGATATGGTCAATACGCTCTTTAAGTAATTTTAGGATCACTAAACTGTCCTTATTAGCGGCGTTTAGTTTATCAACTATCTCTATTAGTTCTTCTAAGACTTTAATCATTTTTAATTTCTCCTTTGCATTCGAAAGCATGTAAGAAATTTTTCCACACTTTGCGTAAAATCCGCCTGCGATCATAGCAGACAGACAGGTTATAGGCTCCGTATTTTTCAAACGGAATGAGGTATGCGCGTATCCATTCTCCGTCGACTGGAGGGCCAACAAAAAAAGCGGGGTAGAGTATTACTACCCCGACAAGGTAAGCCTTCATACCTAGAAGGGTATGTCGTCAGGGACAAAGTCCGAAGCAGGTTCTACTTCTACCTTAGAGCCTTTGTACGGCTTAGGCTTACGTGAGGGTTTGGGCTTCTTCTCCTTTGTAGCGTTAGAATCATGTGCAGCGTCCTTATCGTTATAAGGAAACACATTGAACCAGCCGACGAAGGGGACTTCGTTTCCAGCCATATCCACTGTAAAGGTCGGGATGCAGTCAAGCTTTAGAGACCGTTTGCCGCTAGAGTTCTCAATGATCCGTCCGCATTGGAGCCACTTTGTTCGTTCGGCTCCGTCATCACCAGTGAATCGGTGTAGGGGTACTGCTAGTTGTTCTACGATGGGCATGACATTACCTCCATTTCGCCACGAGGATAATACCTCATAAGATCTTTTGTCGTAAAAGCCTCTTCGGTGTAGCTAGTACACCATACAGGGCCAAAGTATTCCCAAGCAAGTCTGCGGCCAGCTTCTTCATCTGGTGCGTTAAATACAGCAACGCAGTCACAGTCAAAAGTTTTGCCATTTACTCGATGGGTATGACTTTGCCCAAAGGTTATATAGATTTTCATATCTTCCTCCGGAAGTGTCGGTACTTATAGTAATCTTGCCAGGTCTTGATGCCAAGTCGCTTCCAGTACTCCACTATATCTAACTCGCGATGGAGTAGTTCGGGTGGCAGGGATAGGTTCCACGGATCATTCCAAGGGTCCCAGAGAGAACCGAAGCCACACCTGAAGCATGGCCAGGTTTTCCAGTTCCAATGAGGATCGTCGTCACGTAGCACGACCCTCTTGGCCCAGATGTCACCACAGTGATGACACCCGATGTTCCAAGACTCTGGTAGCCATTCGCGTCCATCCAGATTCATAGCCGGTGCTTGTGTCTCAGGGTAGAGATGATAAGTCACCTTGTATGGATCAAGGATGAACTGCGTTGGATACATTGTCTTACCAATGAAGATTTTCATTCCTTGATTTTGATAACCCGAAGTACCTTACATTTATTAACAAGGTAAGAAACTATTGATCCGTCAGATTGATTGTGTCCGTGACTTACCAAAGTATCAAAAATGAAATTTCTAGTGTAAGTCTTTGTCATATCCTTATCCCAAAGATCTTTTTTGGTTTTAAGCCAAGTCGCTTGATATTGTCCTTTGGTGGGCCCTTTACCCTTTAAGGATATACCGAGGACTGTATCGGGTGACATCTGAGGATGTCTGTTAGGGCCTCGTTTGGTTTTTCCGTTAGCGAGGTGAGGTGGGTCAATGAAGCAGCTTACTTCGTAGCCGAGTTCTACAAACTTGGAAGCTTGTGCTAGTGTTACTTGTATAGTCATAATATTATACCTTAAGGTGGTCTAAAGGATTCCACACAAATTCGTGGAAGTCCGGCTCAATCCATTCTTTCCAGTTCCGTTGCTTACACAGGGTTATATATGGGCAGCCGCCGTAAGCTTTGCAGGCGTATCCATATGAGGGGAGAAAGTGGTCTTCACCTTCGTCGAATTTCTGCAGCATAGTGCGTATATTCTCCGATAGCAGGTTCCGCCAACTTTCCACTTCGAATTTTGTGCGATGTTCAATTGCTTGAGCGTGCCCAAAGCTAGTCTTTAGGATACTAACACCCCTGATGATAGCAACGGTGGTCTTAAAGCCGGCTTCTTGTCCGGCCCAGATGTATCCAGTCATTTGAGAGTCTAAAGACCAACCTTTAACCCACTGATTGCCTAGTTGAGACGTTGTTTTGTCGTCATAGACTGCAGGTTCAGTGGCATAGTCAGCAAACATATCGAATCGGCCAGCGTATAGAATGGGGTCTCCGTTCGGGTGTACCTGTTCTATAGGTATGGCAAAGGAAAATTCGATAGCAGGTTTTTGATCCCGATGTCCTAGGGGTGCTACCCAGTCCGTGGCCATTGGCCAGGTCTCAAAGAAGTACAGCAAGGCACATAGGCAGTTGGTTAAGGACTTCTGCTCTCCAATTAGGGGATCATCCAGTTCGGTAGCCCACTCCTTGATGATAGCAAGTAGAGCTTTACCGAGGTAATCCTCTTTGTTTATGTTTCCCTTCTCGTAAAACTCCCTGCGAGCTACCTCCAGTCCCTTTGCGTAGGCGCCTCCGAATACTAGATGTACCGAAGGCTTGCCAGCTCGTAGGTTGTAGATATGACCAAGCAGAAATTTCCGTTGGCATGAGTCCCATGCAGTGCGCATGGTGTTGTCCACTGCTACAGGAAACTCGTATTTAAGTTCAACTGTCATCAGGCTTATCCTCCTTAGGCTTGAATAGATCAGCCAGGTTTACAATGGGTTTGGACACAGTTTTCTTGGCTGCAACTGCACCCCTTGTACTGTGCAGGGCCTGAACAGCTTTGTATATGTCCGCTGGCTCAGGGTCAGGTTGGTTAGGATCAAGGACGATAGCCCTCATGTCCAGAACCGTTTGCATATTTTCTTCATATGATGGCATCTTTTGGTTCCTCGGTTGTAGCGTTAGTAGTAAGTTCCTCAGCGTCAGCTTTAAGCTTAGCCTTGGTCAGAGAGTTAACATATCCATTTTTAGCAGCTCTATGGGCTAGGGGCTGGTTACGACGATAGCCTGAATACCGTTTCCTGAATAGCTTACGGAACTCAGGTTTATCAATGCTTCCGTGATCTTTCCAGATTGATTCCCCAATCTTATAGCCTACATTGTAAATGCTTTGTAGCCGCTGTTTTCGTTTGGACATGCGTTACCTCTGTAAGATGATGTCAGTTAGGTCGCTGACGTCAATTGTTTGTACGTTGTGCTTAGCTGCTGTAATTAAACGTGTTAGCAATTGTTCGACAATCAGAGATTTCTTACCATAAGAACTACGGTTGGCAAGAGGGTCTTGCAATAACAGTTCGAACTGGATTGCAAGGGTCTCATCTATCCTAAAGGTCACGGCCTTTGTTGGATTAAGCAGTTTGCGCCTAGCCATGAATGAACTCCTGAGCTTTAGAAAATGCTCGTACGCCTGAAATATGTTTTATGGCTTCAGGGTAATCTTCATTAAAGCGTAAGAAGACTTCAACAGGCCACTCGGCATAAGTCATTTCAATTGGTAGGCTGGCCATACCTTTAATTTGAGAGTTTTCAGTATGCTCAAAATTTAGTATGATTGAACCCTCGGAGCCAGATGGATGATCTAAAGGTGGATCAACAACTTCAGCTTCCATTAATTGTAGATATCCAGTTTTGGTAGAGATTATTTCAGTGTTCATGGTTGATCTCCTGTATATTCATTTGTTCGTTCGCTGTTGCAAAATACTTCTGAATCACAACAGTCACTGCGCCACACCCAATCATGGTGCCAGTCTTTAATCCCCCAAAATTCCGTGGGGCCTATGCCTTCATCAACATTTTTTGGGTAGCAGGCTAAACCACAGCTACCACACCAAGCATCATTTTTATTCTTCAGGCACTCACCACCTCCCTCGCGATGAGGGAACTTGTAAGCACCACAATAGCAGACTTCTGTGTTGTTGACGAGTGTTGCTGTAAATCGATTTAAGTAAATGTCACGGCCACGCATAACACCTGATAAAACTGTTAAGTATCCGCAGCGTATATTAGCGGGCATCTTGCCTGATCCGCAGTTATCTAGGATTGGGGATTTAACCCAGACGTTCCTATCTAATAACTGAGTACGGTAGGGGAAATATCCTGACTCTTTTAGCACATCAGTTATCAGATAGCGGCGGTGTAGCTTCAAGCACAACATCAACTTCCTCCCATGTATAAGTAGACTTAACAAAACAGACTTCACAGAAGGGAATTTTAACTTGAATTACATCAGTAAAGCGGGGAAGACCACTGAACTCGTTTATATTCTCATACGCTTCGAAGTGCGTCAGGGTCTTGCTTACCTTTTTAACAAGAGGCCATTGATTAATACATTGATACTCCTCACCACACGCACAAGTCTGATGAGTAGCTTTTAAATGGACGGATTCAGGAATACAAGCATCCAGTTTTAGCTGTCGTAGGTATTCCTTAGTACGCTTAAATTGATCGTCGCCAGTTTCGGCTTTAGAACGCTTGGGGCGTTTCAGCCCCTTACGTCGTTTAGCGTCTGCGATCAGGGCTTCAAGACCCATCATGGTGTGGCCACCTCCCAATCAATAGTGAGGGTAATGGTGGCTACTGCCCTTATATACTCATTATTCTTATCCATTTCCCATACTTTGAGGGCATAAGCATCTGCATCAAGGTTTATATCTTGAAGTATAAAATGCTTAGCCTGTCGTATTGCATCATGATAGTCAGTGTAGCCACGATCTATGCAATCCCCATCAGAGTCTATGATAGCATATCTCATGCGGCTAACTCCTGTAGCATTAAAGCTACAATTAGTAAGCCGACGATAACCGCGAAGTCGAGGAAGGTGTTCATATATCACCATCCTGCCCGAAGGAACAAACTTCAACGAGTCCCAATACGGTACGGGTGTAACTGGTGATATAGTTTGGCTCACCACCAAGTGACACTGCCGCCCATCCCGCATATCCAGGGCCGTCCGAAATATAATGATCCCAGACGGCTATCCAGTCCGACTCGTAATCGTCACCGAAGTGAGCGAAGTTAGCGTCGGCTATTTCCTTCTGTTCTACAACAGTAGGCTCTCGAGGTGTATACTTTAGGTTAGGAGGCATAGCGTTTATTCCCCTTTGCTGGCATCCACTTCAGATCGAACAAAGAGGGGAAGTGTTCCGATTCCTTTCGATCCTCAGCCATAACAACTATCTTACCCGTTGCGCCTTCTTGAAGGGGTGGAGTTCCACCGATCAGCTCATATTCCATACCGTCTGGGAGTCTAACTATCTCACCCCACGGTAATTCCATATCGCTGTTAGTGTCAATCAGAATCCATCCGTTACAGGTGGGATATTCACGCTCGGGTGATCCGCCATCCTTAGCAGGGTCGGGTTCATCTTCCATCATTCGCTCCCGTTCAATAAAAGCGTCAATGAGCTTTGCAATCCCCCTACCTGCCTTGTCATCCCTAATCTTCCGGCGACATATATGAATGAATCCCTGTATCGCCATTGGCAGTTTATTAACTTCCCAGATTTCTTCCGTGTCGGGTATTAATGCCTTAGTATCGGGGTCTAACTCTACTGAGGCTATCCAAGGCCCGTAGCGTTTAAAGTCCTCTGTACTAGCAGGTTCCTCCATTTTCAATCCGTATAGCTTACCGGATTCGTGATCGTCGAACTTGAACAAAGCAATGCTTTCTCCAGGGCAACGTGGTAGATCATCTCGTGCTATTGGTTTCATATTACGCTCCGTATGCGTTAAGTGTTTGAATATGGGCAAAATACGCCCAATGTAATTATTGCATATTGGGGGTCAGGTGTCAAATGATATATTTCAAGGGGGGATTAAAAACGAGGGAAGGCCGGAAAACACACAACTGTTTGACCTTCCCTCTGAACTACCATATGTAGGCACACAGGGTAGATTCGGCAGTATAGCTACGGAGCCAACTACCGCCAAATTAGCGCCCCCTCTATAGCAGGAGGACTTTAGCCGAAGTGGCCTTTCTTATCCAGGGGATTGGTGCTATAGCTTAAATGGTAATTGGAGCAACGTCGTCGCCAAGCTCCGCTTTCCGCTTTGCAGCTTCCTCGGTGGCTTTACGCAACTTGATGTCCGCAAGTGCTGCTTGTACAGCAGGATGATCGCGTACGGTTTTCTTATCCGCATCGCTCATGGCCGATAGGGTCTCAACACACTTATCGACAGTTTCACCGGCGGCCACTGATAATGCTTCAGCCAGTTGTGAAATGCGAGGTGCGCCACCGCCACCGGAACGTGCTGACCATTCGCCTTCCTGCAGGTTCTTCAGGACACCCGTAAAAATAGCGTAACACTTGTCAGCGTCTTCACCAGAATAAGAATCGCCGAGTTTCTGGCTTAACCCGTGTAACATAAGTTGACGCTGTAAGTCTTTCGACAAGTCCGCAGGTATAACTTCAATTGATTCACCAGTTGCGAAGTCGAACGTGACTGAGGCATCGCCAACAGTTTTTGTAACTTTCCGATCTGCCATAATTAAATCCCTCCGGATTCATTGATTAATAGAGGGGGGATAAAAGCTATCCCCACAATTTTATTTTACGGATTTGACCCAGGATGTCAAGCCCTTATTTCGATGGGTCAATATAATCGGGGGAGCTCGGATCGATATTCTTCTCGGTCAGCACGTTTAACCCGACTGCCTCTAGGCTTTCGACTATTTCCCCCTGCATATCCTTTGCGTCCTCTTCCAACTTTTCCTGTTGCAGATCGGGGGGCTGGGGGGTGGGTGCGGTGGTTTGGTCTGCGTTGATGTCAACGTCCAATACAGCTGATTCTAATTCCGGCACTGATATACCGAGGGCTGCACCGAAGGCCGGAGTGAGTTCGTATTGCTTGACTTCGTTCGCGCCGATCCGGATGGTCTTACCAGTGTGACGAATGTACTCCCGCTTTACAAGTACCTCAGCGATGCCACGGTTTTCCGACCAGTCCTTAATGAACACTAAGTGTGGCGGTAGCTTCGCGAGGTTGACGGTCGGTTTGGCTTCGATCAGGTTATCTTTGCCTAGTAGTACGAGGCACGTATTATCGTTTTCAACGTACTTAGTAGCGGCGATAGTGAAGCGCTTATTGCGCCATGTAATTTGTAATTCAGACATCTTTATTTACCTTTGTAGTGTTAGAGGTTGGATGAAACAGCTTGTGTATAAGATCCTCTTGCGTGGTGTCCACTTCGGTCGGTGGCATCTCGAGTGGCGTAGCGTTATTATCCTGCTGAATAGGAACATCAGGTAGGCCGGCCAGTACCGATTCGATTGCGAGTATCTCCGACGTGAAGCGGCGGTTTTGCAACAGCAGGGTGTTCGTTGCCTTATCAGCGGTTAGCTTGATTTGCCTGAATGCCGGCGACAAGCGTAGTTCGAATGATATAGTCAAACTCTCTTCCTGTTTATCAAGCGCCGTGATGTAGGCGTACATGCTGCTGCGAGTCCGCATTAATTCCTGAGTATTTGCAAAAGGAATTGTGATCCCCGAAGGAACATTCGCGGCGGCTGCTAACAGCTTAGCGAATGTTTCGGGGTAGTTACCTGGATGTCTACTTCTTGGCATGGCGGCAGATTGCCGAAATTTTCTGCGTGGGTACACCAAGCATATTAGCAATGAGGTTCTGCGCCACACCGTCACGTTTCAGACGGACAAACAATCGTGCTAAATCCTTGGTAGGGAGTGTAGTTTTGTGCAAGGGCTTGCTAGTTTTACTAACCATGAGGGTCTCGTAGCGTTATTAATGAATCCCCATTGAAACACAAATCTTGTAAGGTGTCAATTAGACGTTTTCATTTCCCGTTTTGGTACACATTTCCCCAGCAGTTCGCCTGAGTTCGCCTGTGTTCGCTAGTTTGCAGTATACCCCACCTATATCCCTCATTTAGTCAGGGGGTGTCTTAGTTAAGTTAAATTTAATAAAAAAAAACTTATATATTATACTATTACGCTTATAGACGTGGGGGGTGTGCAAACCGGGGGACATGGAGAACTCTTGGGGAACTCTTGGGGGAATACGGGGGACTAGGTGGGGGAATGCGTCTGGACATTCGGCTCGATGTTTGGTAGACTTGTGAGTCACCAACTATGTGTGGAGTTAAAATGAAAGAGTCAATGAAAGTGTTAGTCGAGGCGGTTAAGGCCCATGCCCTGGATCATTACGAAGAAGGCGGTTGGGATTATGTTGTTGAGTGTTTCAGTGATGATGAAATTGCTGAGGACATCGGTCAGGCACGTACTGTTGAGGGAGCGATCAAGAAAGTTAAGTGGCATGCAAATTTGCTTGGCGAACGTCGCGATGAAATCCAGGCCGAAATATTCTAGTCACCACGAGGCGCACGGATGCGCAACCCTGACGTTTGTTGATCTAAGCCGTTATCCGGCCAAAAAAAAGCCCCCGATCAAGGGGGCTAGTGCTACACGTTCTTACGTTGGTGTACTCGCTCGATTACCACGTACCCTGGGGAATATGCCCACTGGGTCTTTTTCCCGAAAGCGCGCTTAGGTAGTTCGCGCCTCATATCTTTCTTCAGGGTAGCAATTTCGCTGTCATCGTAGCGGATTGTCCACCGCTCCTTAGACTTAGGCATCCACCGATGAGTGATTGTCATGTGAAATCACGCCGCTTTTTAGTTGATGTTTCCAACTCGTCTGCGCGGTGGTCAATCTCCGAATCCATTTCGCCTTCAAGTAATCGCAGGATCTCTGTCCAATTTGCACCCGCCTTAAAGTTTGTCGCTTTATCTACCTGACGGCGCGCGGTGTTAAGGATTCCCGAAATCTTACCAGCCATTATAGCGGTAGAAATCGTGGGAGCTTTTACCTTGTTACTAAGCAAGGTCATTATTTCAGCTTGGTTCATATCAATATCCTAAAAGTGGGGCATCCCTGCCCCGTGTACATCCCTTAGATGGTTATAGCAGGCGCGTCACTAGCGTTCAACTTCTCAGCGGCGCGTTCGACGTCGATCTTGGCCTTCGCGAGTATAACGTCAGGGTGCTTTTTAACTTCCTTCCGTTCATCTTCGCTCATGTCATTCCATGCGACCATTGCCTTCTCGAGTGATTCACCTGCGGCATGTGCGAATGCTTCCACCCATACGCCGCCTGTGGTTCCACCTTTCCGGTTCCAGTCACCTTCCATGATGCCGTTCAAGACATCTTGAAATTTCGCCTTAGCGTCGATGACATTGCCACCTGAACTAGCGTAGGCATCGCCGAGCTTTTGCGAGATTCCATGCTGGAAGGCGCGTTGTACCATCGCCTCTGGAATGTCCGACCAACTAACAAAGGTGGTCGATTCATCCGCCCATGCGAATGTAAGGCCATCATTTGTTATCATCTTTTTAGCTATTTGCATTTCAATATGCTCCGTATTATGTGCGATTGAAGGGCGCGCACAAAATCGCCCGTAAAACTAAATCAGGTTCCGAATTGTTAAAGACCGAGCGATGCGCGAATGGGAATCTACCCAAAATAAGGCGGGTATGCCGCCAAATCTAACATAACTAAGCCTAACATGTCAACCAACATAATACTGTCCTAAATGCGACCCCTACTTACCTCGATCAAATCCCCCGCGCCCGCCCGATCGATCCTGAATGCTAATGATTCCCATTCGCAAGGCGGCCATCACCCCCCACCCACCCCCCTCGGGCGCCTCTATCTAAGTCCACTTCCGTATTCAGTAAGGAGAATTCAAAATGCAAGCGTTCCGCATTTGAAATATTGCATCTTAGATTCTAACATACAAGCATTCCGCAACAGCAGGCCAGAAAAGTCTTGACTCCGCCACGAATCTGTGATACGCTGTTGCGTTAGAAATTAGAGGTTTGCTATGCCATATCATTACCAGCTGACGAATATATCAGTCACTCAAAACGCGATAGCGGACTGGTTGATCGCCAACCCTGGGAAGGGTCAGAACGCCGAGTGTGCGTCTGCTTTTAACATTACGCAGTCCTGGCTTTCCACTCTGCTGGGCACTGATGCGTTCCGTGCCATGATGCTGATAAAGCAAGGTGCGGTGTTCGAGGAAGTTGTAATCCCGCTGCGGGAAAAGATCTCCGGCGTGGCGCACAGGTCGATAGAGAAGATGGGAGAAATCCTTGACAACACGAACGACGAACGACTGGTTAGAGAGATTGGAAAAGATATGCTGAATAGTCTGGGCTACGGCGCTAATGCCAAGGGCCCTGTACACATTGGAGATGTTCATAATACACTGACGGTCAGTCCGGAGAATCTAGCAGCAGCTCGGGAACGGCAGTCTAAACACTACAGGAGAGAACTTGAAAGTCCTGCCGAATCCGAGCCACTTGCACTTGAAGCTGAAGCCACCGAACTTCCGTACGATCCAGAAGCTGATGTGGGCGAAGCCCGCGACATCCGTGCCAGCCATGTTAACCGCTCCAAAGAAGTTCACAGGGATACGGAAGAAGGGGGTGAAGTACGAAGCGAGAGTCCAGCATCACCTGAGCTCGATCTATGGTGACGCTTATATACCTGCCCCTTGGTTTCAGTATCAGGAAGTCGGTGAATCCCGAGTCCGGTATTGTCAGCCGGATGGTCTGTTGTACAACAAGAAGCTTGACCGTGTTACTATCGTCGAGGTTAAACTCAGGCATACTGACAAGGCTTGGTGGCAGCTTAGACATAAGTATGGACCTTTGCTGCATCACATCTTTCCGTGGATGGAGGTCGCCTATGTGGAATTTGTACAGTGGTATGATGTCGCTATTCCTTTTCCTGAGGTTGTGTACCTACGCCCTCACGTCTGGATGGCGCGACCGGATCAAATCCAGGTAACAATATGGAAACCGTAGTGTTAGTACCTAAGCTTCCCCTAACCTATTGGCAATGGAAGCCTTTTCGCATGTCGTTCCGCGAGGGATGCGGCAGGTTTAACTTTCATGTTTCGGCACACCTGGTATATGTGTGCGTGATGGGTAAGAGGTTCATATGGAGGCTTTAAGGCTCCCGCCCCGCAGTGTTAGTAGTAAGATATCGCACGACTTCACAGCGGAGGAAATCCTTAACCTTGGAGCTATCGACGGCGAGTTTTACGGTCGGCAGTGGTTTCCGAGGGCGTACCGGCAGCCGAGTCCTGAATTTCATAAACAATGCTGGGAGGCTATGGAAGGTGGGCACAGGACAGTGTCTTTTGAGATTTGGAGGGGTGGAGCCAAAACGACCCTCACGCGGGTATTTACCTCGAAGCGGATTGCCTATGCGGAGTCACGAACTATCCTAATAGTGTCCGCATCTCAGGACCATGCCAAACGCACAGTCCGCTGGATTAAGCGACAGGTGATGTTCAACTACCAGTGGGCTAATTTTTTCAAGCTGACAATCGGTACAAAGAAGACGGACGAATGGCTGGAAATCCAGCATGGTATTGACGACACTCCTATCACTATACTGGCGGTCGGTATTACAGGCCAAACGCGTGGTGTCAACCTGGACGACTTTCGTCCTGACTTAATAATAGTGGATGATCCTTGTGATGAAGAGAATACTGCAACGCCTGAGCAACGGAAGAAGATCAGTGATCTATTCTTTGGAGCTTTACTTAAATCGCTTGCGCCTCCGGTGGACTCTGATAACGCCCTTCAAGTATTACTGCAAACTCCCCTTAACGGACAAGATCTTATTTCTAGTTGTCGAGCGGATCCCCAATGGTACAGTCTCACCTTTGGCTGTTATAATGAAGAAGGGCAGACTAGATGGCCACAGAGGTATCCACAGAAGTTTCTTGACGACGACAAAAAGGCGCATATGGCTCGTAATGACGCGGCACTATGGCTTAGGGAGATGGAATGTGTCATTGTCGCTGAAGCTACGTCGTCATTTCGATCTTCGTGGTTAAAGGAATGGCCTGCAGGAGTTGAGCCGGTCGATTTACTGAAAGAAGGGGGGCAAGCTTATTTATGGATTGATCCAGTTCCTCCTCCGTCAGAACGTCAACTCGCACTTGGCCTGAAGGATAAAGACTGGGAGGTTTTAGCTGTTGTAGTGAAATTTCAAGGTGCTGTATATCTGGCCGAGTATGCTATGAACAGGGGGCATGAGCCTGATTGGACGGTTATGGAATTTTGGAGGCTTGTAGATAAGTACAGGGTCACTCAGTTTGGGGTTGAAACTGTGGGATATCAGCGGACTCTTAAGTGGTTACTTGAGCAGTCTATGAAGAAGATGGGTAGGTACGTTACTGCGTATATAACGGATAAGGAAGATCGTCGTAAGAAGTCTTATAGGATAGTGGATTCCCTGAAGCCGATAACATCGCAGGGGCAGTTTTATGTGAACATGCAACTTCACCATGAATTCATCGAGCAGTATACGGCGTACCCCGCTGTAAACTTTGACGATGTAATAGAAGCGGTAGCTGAGGCAACTCGTATCGCACAAGAATCTTTAATCCTTGAGGGTCGTTTTTATGAAGACGATGACGAGGATGCTGACCGAAAACAAATTGGAGCTTGCCCATGAATGTCTCAATTCCCTATAAAGGGCCTTTACATCGTAAGATAGAGGATGCTTTACGCAATCGTAAGCGCATGTGGAATAATGCTACGGCAGATCGTCGTAGGAAATGGGCTCGCGACCTGGAGAATCATCAATCTTTTATTCACGCATCTGACGATGACAAGAATAGGAAGGCTAAACAATTTGAAACCAATGTTAAGGAATATACGCAAATCGAAATACCGTACTCGTACGGCCTCATTATGGCGTTCCATACCTACCTCAGCTCGGTGTTCTTGGCGCGGTCTCCAGTATTGCAATTTCAAGAGCGTCATGGAGCGCGAGAAACTTCTGTCCAGGCGATTGAATCCATTATGGACTATCAGACGTCTGTTGGGGGTCACTTAGTCCCTTACTACATTTGGCTTATGGATGCTACTAAGCATGGCGTCGGTGTAATGGGTCAGTACTGGGAAGACGAGGTAGTTCGCGTTTCGAAGATTGTGGAGGAAGTACCGTCTTTTGGGGGTATAGCGCTCCCCGGCGCTAGACCCAAGAAAATTAAGCGTACTATTGAAGTTCCAGGTTATAAAGGAATGCGGAAGTATAATGTCCGGCCTCACGACTTTATATTCGATACTCGTGTTTCCTTGTCTATGTTTCAGACAGGGGAATTTTGTGGGCGTATTTTGGATATGTCTTGGCTTGATATTACTGATGGTGCCGAGAAAGGTATTTATATGAATATCGATCAGTTGAAGAAGACTGCTCGACACGGTAATACTAATTTTGACGAGCATCGGGATTCTGACGAACAGGTAATTGATTTGCCAGATCGGGCGGATAATAAGTTCTTTGGTTCCCAGATAACTGGATTTGATATTCCTCGGACTGATCGTTTGGAAGGGTATGAGATGTTTGTTCGGCTAGTACCGTTAAACTGGCAGCTAGGTAAAAGTAAGTCTACTGAGAAGTGGGTGTTTACTGTAATTAACGACGTTATTATTGGTGCTCGCCCGTTTGGAGAGTTGCATGACAAATACCCTTACTCGGTTATTGAAACCGAAATAGATGGCTATGCGTTATTCAAGCGATCCATGATGGAGATAGCAGAGCCGCTTAACGAAGTTCTTTCGTGGTTGATAAACACTCACTTCTTTAATATTCGTAAGTCATTGAATGACTCTTTTGTGGTCGATCCGTCTCGGGTAATAATGAAGGACTTTAAGAATCCTGAGTATGGTCTTGCAATTCG